TATTTTAGCCGTCCGAGATCAGTTTATCGCCGAACATCACAAAGAGATTTATGATGACGTATTCACTCTATGTAATAGGCATCACGTAATGCTACATGGAATCTACGGCAAGAAACCTGCTTTGCACACGGCTGATAAGCAAGTGATTTGGATCGAAAAGCAAAAAGCTAAGATAGCCGGCGGAGAAATCAATGTAGTGGCTAATGTAAGTCATAGTTTCTTTAGTGCATTTACGTAAGGATAAATATGACTTGGTATAACCCAAAAACCTGGTTTAGTACGAATGTAGAGAAACTAAACCCGGCTCAAGAAATAATCAGTTACGAAGCAGGCTTTAATATAGGATCGTCTGCTGCTAGTAGTAACTACATGACGGCTTTCAAAAATTTAGAGGCAGTAAACAGAGCCGTTAGCATGATAGTCAATGGTTGCGCTAGTCTAGACTACGATGTAAAGGACAAGACACATGATGGTACCGTACCCGGTATACGTACCAAGACGTTATACAATCTACTAAATTTTAGGCCTAACCCTTATCAGAGTGTACAGGCCTTTAGAACTGCAATATTTACAGATTTCGTTATGGAGGGTAATGCCTTTATATACTATGATGGTGCATTTATGTACCACTTACCCGCTATTAATGTTCAGATAGTACCTCACCCCAAAACATTTGTAGATAAATATACTTATAACAATATAACAGACTTTAGACCGGAAGAGATAGCACATTTTAGAGATATCTCATCGGACTCTATATACAGAGGATCTAGTAGACTAAAAGCCGCTGAAGGTAATATTAAAACCCTGTATAAGATGCAAGAGTTCCAGCAAGGATTTTTTGATAACGGTGCGGTTTTCGGCTTGGCACTGACTACTGATAATACTCTAAGTCAAGTAGCGAAAGATAAAACAATAGCTAACTGGCTACGTAACTATAATCCTAGAAATGGCGGCAAAAAACCTGTAATTCTAGACAGCGGTTTAAAGCCCATGCAGCTAGCCGGGCAGTCCACCACTTTCAAGGATTTAGATTTTGATACTAGTATTAAAACACATAATGTAAAAATATTAGAAACCTTGGGTGTTCCCCCAGTTCTTCTAGACGGAGGAAATCAGGCAAATATTGCCCCTAACTTAAGACTATTTTATTTAGAAACCATAATGCCTATAGTCCGTAAGTATATTTCCGTCATGGAACTTATGACTGGGTATGACATTGATGCCGTAACCAGTAACGTATCTGCATTGCAGCCTGATTTAAAAGATATCGCTGCGTATCACACCACATTAGTAAATGGTGGTGTGCTGACTCCCAACGAGGCAAGGGTCGAATTAAGATACGAGAAAGATAAGGACCCTGAAAGTGATAAATTACGCGTACCTGCTAATATTGCTGGGTCAGCTGCAAATCCTAGCGTGGGTGGAAAACCTAAAGCTCCTGCTGCGGAACCGAAGCCGAAAGCTTAGGTGGTATTGTTATAGACGAGGAGTACTACCAAGTGTAGTTAGGGTTACTGAACCAGGTGGACTATAAATAAGGAAATACAAGCAACCCCCATGTAAAAAATGGGGGTTGACTTTTATGCGCCTAACTAGTATAATAAGACAATGTAAAAATATACCTGGAAAAGGAGTATCGATGAATGACTATTAAAAATAAAGTATTTCATCTAAATAGTAAGTTCATCAAAGAACTCCCTAGTGCGGATGAACCTATTGATAGTATCTTTATTAGCGGATATGCTAGTACGACTGATGTAGATAGAACCGGCGATGTTATCCCAGCGAGTGCTTGGGAAGCAGGTATGGCAAATTATCTAAAGAATCCTATTCTATTAGCTTACCATGATCACGACGATCCAATCGGTCGTATGGTTGAACATAAAGTAGATGCTAAGGGCCTATGGATAAAGGGTAGAATTTCTGCAGCCGCAGAAGTATTTAATCTAATTAAGGATGGTGTATTAACTGCATTTAGTGTCGGTTTCCGAGTACTAGACGCGGAGTATAAGCCAGAGGTAGATTTATTTGTAATTAAAGAACTAGAACTGATTGAAATTTCAGTGGTATCCGTACCAATGAACCAAGAGACGTTGTTTAGTTTATCTAAGTCATTTGATAATGACGCTGAATGTAAGAGTTTTAAACTGCAGTTTGCACCCAAAAGCGAGTCAGCTAAAGGGCTAGAATCCTCTAAGGAAGCAAAAGGCACAACATTAAAGGAAATTGGAATGGATCCAAAAGAATTAGAGCAAATGCTAGCGAATGCTGCCAAGTCTGCCGCCGAAGCTGTCCTAGCTGCACAAGCTACGGAAAAGGCTCTAGCCGACAAGAAAGCTGCTGAAGAAGCTGCCATGCAGGAGCGCATTAATAAGGCAGTTGCCGCAGTAACACCTTCTACCACTGGAGCCGAAAAGCTACTAGCAGATGTAGAGAAACGTTTCTCTGAGCAAGTAGAGTCTCAGAAGAAAGCCCTAGAAGGCCTAGAGGCTGCACTAAAAGAAAAGGCAGATGAATTAGCTGCTATTCAGAAAAGTAAGATGACCTTCACCGAAGGTAAGACTGGTGACGCTACCAGTTATGAAGAACGCGAAAAGGCCGTTCTACTATCCAAGTTTACTGGTAAGTCAATTGAAGGCACCAAGTATGGTCGTCAACTGATTGAGAAGGCCAGTGTTGGTGGTAAGGATCCTTCACACATGGCATCTACCACTTGGGAACTTGAAGTTTCCCTAAACATGGAAGCTGAAATTCGTCGTCGTTTAGTCATTGCCCCTCTAATCCGCAATATTAATATGGCGACTAACGTTATGACTATGCCATTAAATCCAGAAGCTGGATATGGTACATGGGTAACTAACGCGCAGTTCGGTACTACAAACTCACCTGGTGCTGCTCAAACTCACCAAATGAAAGAAATTACTCTAAATAGCTACAAGTTAGCTACTACAGAGTATCTAATGTATGAAGAAGAAGAAGACTCATTGATTGTTCTTCTACCTATCGTACGTGATGCAATGGTACGTCGTGTTGCCAAGTCTGTTGAAAAGGCGATGGCTCGCGGAGCCGGCGCCGGTGCTGATCCAGTTAAGGGTCTAGCTCTATATGACGCTACTTCCGCTGTTCTAGTAACTAATACTGGTGCTGCTAGCGTAGCCTCCCTACGCGCTTTACGTAAGGACCTAGGTACATGGGGTCTAGAGCCTGATGGCGTAACGTTCCTGGTATCTAATGACGTTTACTACGATCTACTAGAAGATACTAGTTTCCAGACCATGGATAAGGTCGGTACTAAGGCTACTATTCTAACCGGCCAAATTGGTATGGTTGGTAATAGTCCAGTTCTAGTTTGCTCAGAACTAGATAATAAGGCCGCAGGTGGTACTTCTAGTGCTACTACTAACTACGGTGCTATCGCTGTCGCTACTTCCAACTTCATCGTTGGTAATCAACGCGGTCTACGTTTCGATACCCAAGACCTAGTTGAAACTCAACGCAAGGTTCTAGTAGCAAGTCTACGTACTGGTATGCAGCAACTAACCACTAACGTTGGTGGTGGAGTGTCCGTACTACGTTGGAACTAATCTAACTATTAAGATAAGGGCTTCGGCCCTTATCTTTTATAAACGTACTATCCCTATATAATAATGCAGTGGTAGAGTGGGTTCGATTCCCGGCAGCGGTTTAAAGACCACGGCTACTGTAAATAGTGCGTTTATAAAAGATAATAAGGAGATAGAATGGGACTTCCATTAATAACAAGAACGGAATACAAGGCATATGTAGGAATTACTAGCCCTAATTCCGACGCAGTTATTGATGCCCTAATTCCGAAAGTAAGTGAATTAGTAAAGAATTACTGCCGTAGAACTTTCGTAGACTATGTCAATGATGCTAAGATAGAGACCACTAGTGGTGGTTATGGAAAAAATTTACTACTAGCAGAGTATCCAGTTATATCCGTTACAGGCGTTGGCTGGAGTGAAGATTATGGTCAGAACTATACTGACCTAGTAGAATTTACAGATTACGTAGTTGAAGTAGAAAAAGGACATATTGTATCTCTAGCAGCAAGCGGTGAATGGGATAAATGCCTAAATGGCTATCAAGTTACTTATACTGCTGGATACGAGATTCTACCAGAAGATTTAAAGCTGGCTGTTATGGATTTAGTTACCTACTACATTAAGAATGACGCCTCTGTGCATAGTCCGAAGGCCCCAGGTACTAACAGCGTACAGATTGAATATATTACTAGTTCTGCCTTTCCTGCGCATATTAAACGCGTATTAGACTTATATAAAGCGAGCTGGGATTAAATGGCTACCACTGCTGATCTACGTTCTAGAATAAGTAGCGTATCTAAAGAATTAAGCAGTATACTAAGTAAAGAATTCAGAACTGAGTTAGACACTAGAACACATATTTTAGACCTATCATATGAAGCGCTAAAGGTAAACGTATACAATAGGTCAAAATCTCTAAGTAAATTAGAGTTAGCCGCCTACGATTCTGTTTATAGTAAGCTAATCGCAGCCTGTGTAAAAGGTGTGCCAAAAGATAGAATATTTACCTCTATAGATTTAGTGCCTAAGAATATTCTCGATACGCTAGCCACTAAAGGTGTAATATTAATTAA